GGAAGCGGCGGACGTCTGGAATAGACGCTGGGAACCCGACAGACTGGAGGCGACGGCATGAACATCAAGACACTGGAGGTTGCCGGGATCGGGCCTGCGATCCGGGCCATGCGCAATCCCTACGACAGCTGGAGCAAGAGCGACACGGTGCACGGCCAGATCGGCCCCACGGACAAGGACCTGTCCGAGCGATTGTGCAAGGGCGGCCCGTCCCACGGCAAGCACCTGCGCATGTGCGTGGTGTGGGCGGAGATCTGGGCGCCGCGGTACTGGTGGCAGGAATTCGACACCAACCGCATGGGCGTCGAGAAGATCAGCTGCTCCACCATCCACACGCTCACCAAGCGCCATCTGACCACGGCTGACATCGAGTGGGACGGCAGCCGGGATGCCCTGGAGGACACGCTCCTTCTGCTGAATTATCTGATCGACGACTACAACAAGTCCGCGAAGTACGGCTCCCGCATGGAGCAGGAGATGGCCTACCGCACGCTCAAGCAGGCCCTGCCGGAGGGCTTTATCCAGCGCCGCACGGTGATGATGAGCTACCAGGCGCTGCGCAACATGTACGAGCTCCGCGAGGGCCACAGGCTCCGCGAGTGGGAGCAGTTCCGCATCTGGTGCGAGACGCTGCCGGAGAGCTGGATGATCACAGGACGCAAGGAGGACAACCGCGATGGCGAAGATCAAGCCGATTAACCTGGAATCCGACACCTTTGCTCAGATGAAGCAGGACATGACCCAGTATCTCAATCTCCTGCTGAGGCTGATGCAGCGCTACGGCGAGGAGAAAGCCACCCTCACGATGAAGATGACCGTCAGCCTGGAAGAGCAGGAGCTGGACGACGGCTGCAAGGGCCTGATCCCGACCTTCGAGCACAAAGTCACGACCTCCGTGCAGCGCAAGGACGAGACCAAGGGCAAGCTGCCCGGCGAGTACGTGCTGGACGCCGACGGCAAGGGCGGCTTCAACCTGCGGCCCATGTCCGACCAGCTGGATATGTTCGAGGATCAGGAAGAGGGACAGGTTGAATAAACCCCGCGCCGCGTGTATCATGCGGGCATAGAGGGCAGAAAGGAGGTGCGCGCGGGTGACGGTGCAGGAATTGCAGCAGCTGTCCTATCTCAACAGACTGATCGAGCACGAGAGGGAACGCCTGGAAGACCTGAGGAGTACGCTGTCGCTCAAGTCACCCGCGCTCACCGATATGCCGAAGGCGCCCGGCACGAAGGACAAGATCGGCGCCGTCGTCCCGGACATCATCGACCAGGAGGCGGAGATCGAGCGGAACCTGCAGACCTGGGCGGCGGCCCGGAACCGCCTCAAGGACTACATCGACCGCGTGCCGAACGCCCGCATCAAGCTGATCCTCATTCTGCGCTTCCTCGACCAAAAGACATGGCAGGAGGTGGCGGACATCATCGGCGGCCGGGAGACCGAGTATTCCGTCAAACAGGCCTGCTACCGCTACGTGGACGGACGCACGGCCCCGGAATGGTCGGCCGAGCATCACCAGATCCCAGACGAAACCCGCGGAAGCGAGGCCTGAGCGCCCCGCAGACGCGGTTTTTTTGTGCAATCGAAAGCTATTTCTTCGGGATCTCAAAGAAAATGTTTCAAATGTCACGATTGTCACACATGTTCCGCACACATGCGCTATGATGCAGACTGCAGAACGAGCACCATACAAAAAGCGGTTTCCCGTGGCCTGGGAGGCCGCTTTTGCTGTTCTGCGGTCGTGTGGAGCGATCAGGAGAGCGCGGCGCGAAGATCTCACGGACGCGCGGGACTTCCTCCTTGCTGGCGGGGGCAGGGACATCATGCAGGTGTAGCTCACAGAGAGCACCGGTCTCCAAAACCGGAAGACGCTGGCTCGTACCCGGCCGCCTGTGCCATTTGACAGAAGGGAGGAATGCACCATTGCGAATGGCAAGTATCGCGAGTGGCTGACACCTGACGGCCTGCTCTGGATTGAGGGCTGGGCACGGGAAGGGCTGTCTGACGTTCAGATCGCCACAAAAATGGGCATTCACCCGTCGACTCTGTACGATTGGGAAGCCAAATACCCCGAGATATGCGAGGCCTTAAAAAAAGGCAAGGCGCCCGTCGACACGGAGGTTGAAAACGCCCTGCTCAAGCGTGCCAGGGGCTACGACTACGTCGAGATCGTGACGGAGTATGGCTACTCGGACGAGACGGACGAAAACGGCAACCGCAAGAAGATCATCAAGAGCGTCCGGGAAACCCACAAGCACATGGCACCGGACGTCGGCGCCGCGGCCTTCTGGCTCAAGAACCGCCGACCCGACCGCTGGCGCGAGAAGCGCGAGGAGCAGATCCAGGTCACCGAGGCGGACTACAGCCTGCTGGACGCCGTGAAAGGACCGACAGAGCATGGCAGCAAAAAAGACGACGGCGGCATTGCCCAAGGATAAGGCGCTGTGGCTGCTCAACCATCCCGCCGAGTACGGCCGCCGGCTGGGCTACTCCCTGCTGACGGACAGCCTCCACGGGCAATGGATGGAGGAGATCATCTGGGGCGAGGGCGACATGACGCTGCAGTCCCACCGCGGCAGCTACAAGACCACGTGTCTGGCTGTGGCCATCGCCATCCTGATTCTGACCCAGCGGACGAAGAACATCATCTTCCTGCGCAAGACTGATGCGGACGTGGCCGAGGTGCTGCAGGCGGTGCGGAACATCCTCCTGCACCCGCTCACCCAGGCCATCTGTCAGGTGCTCACCGGCAAGCCCATGGAGCTGCGCAAAGCCACCAACAAGCAGATCATCACGCGGATGTACATGCGCACGGGCGGCGCGCCTCAGCTGCTGGGCATCGGCCTGGGCGGCTCCCTGACCGGCAAGCACGCCGACATCATCATCACGGACGACATCGTCAACCGGCTCGACCGGCAGAGCCCGGCGGAGCGGGAGCGCACCAAGCAGATCTATCAGGAGCTGCAGAACCTGCGCAACCCGGGAGGCCGCATCATCAACAGCGGCACGCCCTGGCACAAGGAGGACGCCTTCACGCTCATGCCTCCACCGGAGAAGTACGACTGCTACACCACCGGCCTGCTCACGCCCCAGCAGATCGAGGAGCTGCGGCTGCGGATGGCCCCGAGCCTCTTTGCGGCCAACTACGAGCTCAAGCACATCGCGGCCGAGGGCGCCCTGTTCACCACCGTGCCGAAGATCCTGCCGGAGATGGACGACCTCGGCAACCACCGTCTCCGCAACGGCATCGCCCACATCGACGCGGCCTACGGCGGCGAGGACTACACGGCCTTCACCTGTGCCAGGCGCGAGGGCGACAGGATCTACATGTACGGCAAGCTCTGGCACGCCCACGTCGACACGGTGCTGGGCGCCTGCCTGGCCAAGGCCAACGCCTGCCAGTGCGGCCCGATCTACTGCGAGAAAAACGCGGACAAGGGCTACCTCGCCCGGGAGCTGAAGAACCGCGGAGGCTACGTGTTCACCTACACCGAGAAGGAGAACAAGTACATCAAGATCAGCACCTTCCTGCGGAAGTGGTGGCCGAACATCGTCTTCATCCAGGGCACCGACCCGGAGTACATCGACCAGATCCTTGACTATACCGACACGGCCGCACACGATGACGCGCCGGACAGCGCGGCCTGCTGCTGCCGGGTGCTTGACAAGAGGTGATTCCGATGAATGGACTGACAAACTTCTACGCGCCCAACGAGGCCTGGGACGAGCTCGCGGACGAGCGGAGCAAGTACATGCGCCAGTATCAGGCGGCCTACAGCGGCGATCATCTGGAGCTGGCCGCCACGGCCTACGCGGGCAGCTTTTGGGCCCGCAACGGCAAGGCGCGCATCCACGTGCCTCTGGCCGCGGACATCGCCGCAGCGTCCGCCGATCTGCTCTTCGGCAACCCGCCGAGATGCCGCATCTACGACGATCAGAAGGAGAACGTGGAGGAGGAGAAGCAAAACCGCCTCGACGCGATCCTCCGCTACAACGGCTTCGAGAGCCTCGTGCAGGAGGCCGCGGAGGAGGCTGCCGTCACCGGCGATGTGTTCCTCAAGTGCAACTGGGACGACAAGCGGGCTGAATACCCCTACATCACGTTCGTCTCCGGAGACGAGGCAATCGCGGAATACCGCTTCGGCCGGCTGCTCTGCGTCCACTTCTTCACCGTCATCCGGATCGAAC